CCCGTTATCTCCTCGGCCTTATCGAGGAGCTGCTGCATACCTTCCTTCGAGCCTGCGAAACCAAGCTTGAGGTTGTCGAGCATCGTGAAATTCTGCTTTGCAAAGCCCTGGTATGCGTTCTGGATGCTTGTCATGTCAGAGCCGAAGACATTGGCGTTATCGGACATGTCCTGTATCGCCATGTCAGCGACAGCTGCAGCCTTCGCTGTATCACCATCAAGAGAGCTGATCAGTGATGCTGAGAAGCTGGTGACCTGTTCCATGTACTGGTTCGCTGACATGCCTGCAGTCTTGTAGGCTCTATCAGCGTACTTCATGACCTTCTTGGCATCCTCTTCACCGAAGAGCTTCTGCACACCACCTTCAAGCTGTTCGAACTGTGCATAGGCATCAAGCGCTGCCTTGCCCAGCTTGACGAGCTCCTTGACTGCATAGGCAGCCATGAACGCCTTGATCATGGTCTTGGCTTTCTCGGCTAACCCTGCGACTTTACTTCCGGTCCCCTCGACTTCGCCACCGACTTTATTCAGTTCCGTCTTGGCTGAGTCTGAATCGACTTTGATGCCAAGCCGTAGTGTACCTAAGTCAAGCATTTATTTCTCCTTAAAATCTCTTCTGAGTCTCTTCCTGTCCGGCTCAGTCTGTTTGATGAGCCAGCAGTTCTCAAGATACTCCCTTCCCTCCTCGTTCTGTGACATGTGATTGATGAACGCATCACGGAAGAGCATCTTGAACGTGATGCAGTCTATCTGCAACAGATCTGCGAAGCTCATGCCCGTGTACTCGCTTATCAACCTGAGGTCGTCCGTGTCTGTGATCAGATACGGTTTCGGGGCCTCGCCACCCGGGAGAGTCGGGATCTCTATTCCCCCAGGCGCTTGCCGACCTCTTCCATGTAGTCCTTGAAGACCATAGAGGCAAGCACTGCGTCAAGCTCATCAAGCTCTTCCTTCGGGAATTTTCTGCCGTCTTCGTTATCTTTTACAAGCTCGATGACTATCTTCCTCAGCTCGTCAAGCGCATCGAAGTCGCTCTTCTTCTCGAGTGCTGCCACTTTGCGAAGCATCGCTTCGGTAGGCTTTTTGAGCCATACGGATGTACCATCGAACCACTTTAACTCATAAAATCTATTGATGCCGGATAAATCGATCATGTTGCTCCTCCTATACAGAATCAGAGGGAGGCCTGAAGCCTCCCCCTCTCAGTGATTACTGAATACTTGCGTCTTCCTCTTCGTAAAGTACGAGCACGCCCTTTGAACCTACGCCCGGTACGCATTCGAACTCTGCATTGAGTACAGTCTCCTGATCAGGCTGGAACTGAAGCTCGAAGCCTGCTGTGTTGTTGCCGACAACTGTGACTCTGATGTCGCCCTCTGCTGAGTCTTCGTGGACAAAGCGGATAACGTACATCTGATTGTCATATTTGTCGATACCGCCGATCTTGACGGTCCTCTTGCCGGTTGTCTCTGTGACTTCTGCTGTAGCACAGAGCTTGTCAAGAACGTCGCCGTTCCATGTGAGGATACCGCTTCTGAATACAACAGCCTCTTCAGTGAGGAATCTCTTGGAAACGTAGCCGAGGTCATCCTTTACTGTGTAGAAGGTCGGTGTGTATTCGAGGGTAGCTCCGCCCTGGATATATCCGAGCAGCTTTTCCTCTGTCTCGATGGTTGCGTCTGCAGGTACGGTGTAAACGCCACCTGTTGCAGTGATCTCATCGACATAGAGCTTACCGCTGCCAAGTACGATTTTTTCTGACATAATGTCCTCCCTTAAATGACTGACCTGTAGATCAGGTCAAAATACATGATGTAATCAATGAAGCCGGTCGCAGCGTCCTTGAGTGTGCCTCCTCCGTTCTGCTTGCACCATGCCTCATTTTTCTTCTCGTCTCCCAGACTGATCAGGGCTGTCTTGACCTGCTTGGCGACAGCTTCGGCACGTGCCATCGTCTTGGTCTTGATCCTGACCATCAGCTGGGCTGACTGTTTGCTTCCGTCATCGCTCCGAGGTGTCCATTCGTACACGATGCACTCTTTGAGCTCGTCTGTCCAGAATGGATACACAGGGAGCTGCGTTGCACTCCTGAGTGCCGATACAATGTCTGTGATCATATAATTCCCTCAAAGCATTTCTCTATTGCAGATATGTTGTTGTCTACTGCAGGCTTCATGTAAGGATGCGGATGCGAGCCTCTGGTGAATACCTTCTCACCGGTCGCTGGATCCACATAGACCCACGGAGTCTTCCTGCCGTCGCCCTGGGACGAGTAGATGCCTGTGCCTATCTCCACATATGGCGCATAAGGCACCGAGGTGAAGACGTGGCCTGTCATTTCGCCCTCTTCGACCTTGTGAGTGATGCTGTTACGGAGATTGCCTGTCTTTGCAGGCGCTCTCCTTTTGGCAGCACCCTCGACTCCGATACAGGCCTTGTTAAGAGCCCCGACGAGGGCATCAAAGCCCTCGCCCCCCGGCTCAAACAGTTTCTGTATCTTTGCAGCTATCTCGTCAGCGTTACTAAACTGTGCCATAGCTCCGGTCCTTTCCCTCTGCATGAGTCATGAACACACGGTTCCAGCGTCCCTTCTCAACGTGTCCCACAACATAGGTGTCGTCTATCAGAGAGCCTTCCGCAGGCAGTGCCTTTGTCAGTCCGACAAACTCGTACTGCTGGTACAGAGCGCCTTCAAGGTTCTGGTCGAGCATCGAGGACCACTCCACCTTCATGAGGATAGGGTCTGCCTCGGTGTATGCCGGTACAGGCTCGCCGTATTCGCTCTGTGTCCATGTCGGTACCTTGACCGTGTGCTGTTCCATTCTCATAGCGTTACCATCCTTGTCTTAGATCTGAGCATGGCGGTCACGCCTGCTGAATAGTCTGAGAAGTAGGTCTCCTGTATACCGCTGTAGTTCAGCGACTGGACTCCCTCGTTCCCAAGCTTGTTGAAGCGCTCCACGGACATGGCGACTGCGATGTCCTCATTGACCTTGCTCTGGTGAGTCCTTAGAAGGTACTCAGCATTGCACTGGTCGATGATGGCCTGCAGTACAGTGTCCTGTGCGCTGCCTTCTATCTGCAATAAGGTTTTCAGGGTATCAATCTGTGCCATGATAACCCCCTCTCGTTATTAAGCGTTAGCCGTTGTCATCAGGACTACTCTTGTAGCGTCTGTGAGTGCGATAACTCTTGGCTGTCTTGTGTAGATGGTTGTCTGACGAATGTTAGCGTTTCTCTCCTGCTCTGTCTCAACGCCCTTCTTAACGAACATTGTTACAGCTTCCTTTGATGCGAGGAATGCCTTGTTTGCAGGTACAGCCTTGCTGATGTATACAGGAACTCCCATGATGTGACCGATGTAGCCGGTCCTTGCGAAGTCCTCAACATACTTCAGCTCGTCCTTCAGAGCCTTTCTTACTGCAGCCTTCTCAGCTGGGTTGATGAGGAAGAAGAGACCTGTCTCGTCCTCGTATGGGTACTTGCTGATAGCATCGATGAAGTCGTTTGTAGCCCATGTGCAGTTAAGCTGCTTGAGTGTAGCGCCTTCGAACTCTGCTACTACCTTGTCGGTGATGTCATTGGTCATAGCCTCTGCCATGCCCTTGATGCCTGCCTCGATGAAGGCAGGGTCTGTGAGCATCTGCTCATCATAGTAAGGGAATCTTGCCTGAGTCTCCTTGACGGTATACTCAGCCTCTTCCCACTGTGGTGCGATGCTTACAGTGTTGCCAGCGCCCTGGTTGAGATCCTCTGCGGATCCTGTCGATGTGTATACGTGAATCTTCTTTGTCATGCCTGCTGCGGACTGCAGTGAGTAGTCAACTGTGCAGAACTGCAGAAGGTCAAGCTGTGTTTCGAGAACGCTGTTGATCTTGTTCTCAAGTACGAAATTTGCATAAGGTGTGGTTGTTACTGCCATGATTGTGTCTCCTTTATCCAATCAGATTTCTTACAAGCTCAGGATCTGCGTTGTACATGGCCTGCTGTTCAGCGAGTGACAGAGCATTGAACTGCTCCCTCGTCATCTTGCCGGACATCGCATCCGCTATCTGCGGTACGTTCGATGTGGCTGCAAGCCTTGCCTTCACTTCCCTGGCTACTTCTTTCTTGAAGAGCTTGTCGAAGGAATCTATCATCTGCTGTGCTTCCTCTGCATCGGTGCCGATAGCCAGCATGTCAGCAAACTCTGCCGACAGGCCTCTCGCCCCGAGCACCTTCATGACCTCGTTCTTGGTCTGTGCAAGCTGGAAGTCCTTCAGCTTCCCCTCAAGTTCAGCGATGCGCATGTCCTTCTCGGCAGCTGCCCTTGAATCCTCATCCAGCTGTGAGAGCGTCTTCTCGTTCTCTATCTGCCTTCTGAGTGCCTCGATCTCACGCTCCTTCTTCTTCATTGCGGAGCTGACTCTGCGGTCGCCCTCTCTCTGAAGCAGTGCGCTGACCTCTTCGGCTGTGTAGGTCTCCTTGACTTCTTCGGTGTTAGCTTCTTCTGTTACGTTTGTGATGTTTTCCATGTTGTCCTCCTGTTACGGCTCTAAGACCGCCCCATAAGAAAAAGGAGTTGTTCTATACGAACCCCTCCACTATCGGTACTATCGTGCATCTGCAGTTAGGATGCATCGGCAGGGTCGGGAACGTTTCCGTCCTGAACCGCTTGCCTTTGAACTCCCTGCAGATATCACAACAGTCTGACTCAGCGAGATACTCTGACTCTTCGACTCCCGCTGATATGTATGAATCCTGTGCTGCCTTGTTGTATGCCCTCGACGACTCTGTGCGGACCAGTCTGTCCGCCTCGTTCCAGCTGACTCCGTAGTCTTCCATCAGCTTCTTCTTGACGTCGGCAGGGTTCTTGCCGGCTATCACAAGCGACTCAACATCTTCCATGACACGTGCATTGAAGCCCTCTGCATTCTTCCAGACTCTGTCCGAGTACCGCATCCCGCTCCAGTTTTCTGTAGCGATGGCTTTTGCCTGGTATTCGGAAACCATGCTGAAGTCTATGCCGAGCGCTTCACAGTTGCTCTCATACGTGCCGACTGATATCTTCTCGAGCAGTGCATCCAGTTCCTCGTTCTGTCTCTCTGCGAGGTCCCTGACTTCACGTGCTACCGCTTCACGCAGTCTGATGTAGTGCTCGAGTTTGTAGAGGTCCGTGCGTGTCATCTCCTCAAGCCCCTTGTCGAGGATCTCCGCATAGAGTGCGTTGATTTCTCTGGTGAGCCTGTTGTAGCTTCGCCGGTACTGCTTGGCTATCTTCTCTGAGATCTCAGTGGACAGCCTGTCTATACCAGCCTCCTGCTCTATCGCACGGTCCTTCCAGTATTTAGCGTTCTTCTGCTCCTTCGTCATCACTTACCTCCGTGTTGAAGGCCGGTGCAAACAGTGAGTAATTCTGGAGCTTCTTCTCTTCGACCTTCTCAAGCTCCTCCTGTGCGTCTATGTCCATCGGCAGGAGTGCGAGCCTTGTCTCATCGCTGACTATGCCGTCCAGCTTGATGACTGTATCGACTGCAGCGGAGAGATCCTGCGGAAGGTTACGTGTGAAGACGATGTTGATGTCGAGGTAGTCCATGTCACCATTGACCTTGCGCATCACACCGTAGATCAGCTCTATCCTTCTGCGGAGGCCCTTCTCGAACTCTGTCTCTTTGACTCCGACCTTGTTCTCAAGACCCATCAGCTTGTACTTCATGGCAACGCCACTGGCATTGGCTGCGAAGTTCTCGTCTGTCATCGGCGGGCAGAAGCTGAACTTGTGGATGTCCTGATCAAGACGCTTCTTCTCGTTCTCTATCCATGTATCGTTGACGGTCTTCGTCAGCCATGTGCCTGCTCCGCCTTCCGGGAATATCAGCACCCTGTTCTGCTTCATGGCTGCCACATCCTCAGAGGTCGTGCCCTCCATGCCACTCAGTACGAGGTAGCTGTCTGCGAAGTAGTCAGCCTCATTGACAGAGTCAGACTCGAATGAGTCATATGCGTCTATCTCACTGATGACCAGCTCGAAGTCGCCCTGTCCTTCCGTGTTGTTGAAGTACGGTGTCACAGGAACCTGTCCGAACACGTGATACTTCTGATCAAGAAGCTCGTAGCCGTTGATGATGTCTCTGTACTTGGCGATGTCTACGGCGGAGTAGACCTCGACATAGTTGACTTCCTGGTCGCTCTCGATGTCGAACGTGCTCCAGTATCTGATCACGTAGATCAGCGTCTCCTCAAGGTCATCGTTGTAGATCGGTATCATGCCGATTGCCGGCAGCGCCTTGAAACGGATGTTGCCGTCTGCATCGATGTACAGGATCTCGTAGCCCTCACCGCAGATGCTCTGCCACTTCGCTATCTCCTTGTTCACGGAAGGCTCATCGTTGTACTCCATGACGTCCTCGAAGGCCTGCAGCATAGCATCGTCTGGCGCTGTGTACTGCACCGGCTCTCCGATGAAGTAGCCTGTCATCAGCGTGGTGATGTAGTTGGCGTATGGATTGACGACCTTGTTGTTAGGCTTCGATGCGTCCTCATATGCCCGCTCCAGAATGCTGTGCTTGCCCATGTAGTAGTTGTGGAGCTTTATCTTCCTGGCATTCTCTGCACGGTCCTTCTCTATGAACTTTCTGATAATGTCCTTCGTCAGGATCCTGTCCTGTGGAAAGTAGTATTTCATTGTTCCTCCTAAAGCCCCAGCAGGGCCTTGTTGAATGTCCCCATCCTCTTGTATTTATCTACACACTGAAGGCTGTACCTCAGTGCATCGATGCAGTGGTTGAACTCGTCTATCGGCTCGTTGATGTACTCGCCTGTCGCTCTGTCC